TCTGAGACATTAGCGTGTTTTTCGCTTTAGCAACGAAAAGATTATCGGCGAATATCAAATAAACGGGAATGTTCCCTTGTGATTCTTTTTGAACTTTTAACTTTTGCTTTTTCATGAATATGCAGCCGTTAAGTATGACGTCGGGCTCGTATCCTTGTGTCATGTTTTTGGCCTTAGAATTTGGCAAATAGTTGGTGCCTAAAAGGCGGCGATTCTTTGCGCTGTCTTTTAGGTTAAAAGTGTTGGAAAACGAGTATAAATCTTGAATCCCGTTCAACTGCTGTGACTTTTTGAAAGTTACAACGGTTGCCGGGTCGATGTCTAGGGCCTCGTTATTTAGGATTATTTTTATCACAGTTTAAAGTTTCCGCTATTGGTTATTTTTGCGCTAAGCGTAAAGTCGAACGTTTGCAGACGAGACGCCGAAGATCCGGATACTTCGCATTCGATAAATACGTCGTTATCGTTGAGCTGTTTTAAATTCATTTCGACTTTTGGCGAACGTAGCAACATGTCGAAGAGCTCTTTTAACTGGATTAGCTTCGAACCTTTGAAATTTAATTCTGCTTTATAGTCCACGTCCGACTGAACGGCGGGGGACTTGTTCTCATTTTCGTTAAAATATGCGCGATCGTAGAATGTCGTCTTTGAACGGTCGGAGCTCTCGGCGTCTAGGTTCGAATAAAAATACGAAAAGCCGCCTTTGTTGTTGAAAAATCTAAATTGGATTACTGGCTCGCACGTATCCTTAAAGTCAATGGCGAAAAGCTTTTTCGCTGGGTTCTGATTGGTGCAAGTTACTTCGCGCAACGACTTAACGGCGTCGAGTTGACCCTCTGTAAACGCGTAAGTTGCAACGCCTACCGTGTCAACTATCGCGGCAGTCACGCCTGCAACCGTTACAGTGTTGGCCATCAACTCGTTCGTGAATATCGAAACATAATTGTCGAAGCCTCTGCATATCTCGATAGTCTCAGGCGCTAAGAATGTGAGCTTATCCGCAACTAACGGATTGGTGAACTTATCAAATAGCAGGCGTTCGCCTAATATTGAGTAAAAGTCTGCTGAGGTGCTGTCCACCGCGCCTAGGCCGTCAGTGAACACAAAGTTATCAAAAATGTAATTGTCGAAAGTAAATGAGGTGTCCTCTGGCACTGAGCCGTCACGGATCTTTAGCGATGTTTCAAATTTTTCGATTGATAGGTTTTTCGTCCCGCTGAAATCAAACTCGAAGCCGTTAAGCTGCAACGCCTTAAAGAACTCTTCGGCGTTTACCGAAAAGACCTTCGTTTGTGTGTTGGGAAAAACGTTTCGGATTATTGCCGTTTTATCGGCGTACAAGGACTTTATCACAACATCACAAACATAGTCGTCGAAGTTTCCCACGACTGAGTCGGTTGTAAACTCAAAAAGTACGGGACTCGTACAGTTGAAAAATAAAGCGGGTTGTTTGGTTATCGTAATTGCCATTTTATACTATATTTTCGAAGGACGCGATATATTGAAATATCCGGACCGGCCCCCAGTTTTTTATGATATGTGAACTTTCAACGCCGTTCGTCAGTTTGATAATTAGTATGCCGCTGCCTTCGTCAGTCGATCTGTGAGGCGTGAATCTAAACTCAACCCCTTTGTAGTGCCCTTGCATCATCGTAATTGCCATTGTGTTGTCTTTAAGTTCGTAACTATGTCATTAATCGCCAGATCCATTACACGCTGGATATTGGTCGGGTTTAAAACCGATTTCAAAGCGGGAGAGCCTCCTACTCTGTCCCACGTTGTGCCGTCTCGAAGTATCGCGTTTAGGACCGTTTCGGGATCCATAACACCGTCAAGTCCTTTCGCTGCGAGCCATTCAACAATATCGGCTAGCGTTGGAGGGCTTTTATATTGTTCGCCGTCTCGGAGTTCCAGGATATAGTCGAGAGCGTATATCTTAACTTCGTCCTTGTCAGGCGTTGAGGTGCTTTCAAAAGTCACGGACTCGATTAGTCGCCGTGTGGCGATAAGGTCGTCCGTTTCGATCGCCCCGATTAACGGCTGCACTAACTCGGTTTCGACTATTCTCTCTAAATCCATATCGAATAATTTACCTCAACGCCTGTACAGCTTGTGGCCTTGGTGTATTTCACCGAGTTGTAAAGCGGGCGTAAAGAGTTGATACTTATTTGAAAATCGCACGCTATATAGTTCTGTAACTCGATTGCAAATGCTAAATTTAAAAGCTTTTTCACGATATCTGTAAATTGGCCGTTATTGGACGTTGCAGCGTTCGTGTCTGTGCCTATCTCGGCAGGCACCCCAATAAACAAAACGCCGTCGAATCTCATTCTACCCTCACCGCGTAACGGTGTGCCGCTGTCAAGGCGGTCGATAAAAAACCAAGCGGGCTTTATTTCGTTCGGCGTTACACCGGTGGGGTCTGTCTCGTAGTATTGAAAGTCGTTAAACTCTGCAATATATGCGAACAAGTCCGACGGGTCGGCTATCGTGGGTAAGATGTATGTTTCGTCTTTCGGTTTTAGGATGGTTGCCATATCTCAAGTGTTACTTTTATAAAACAATAAAGCCCGTAGGCTTTTACCGTGTAATCTAATACCCGCATACCCGTATGAGCTTTAGGCAGCCATTGGCGTAACCAGCTGTGATATTTTTGGCCGGGCGAGCGCAACACGTAAAAGCACGATCGCACATATACCCAGACAAATAGGCTTACAAGTAGAAAAAGTTGAATAGTGTATATCATTATTTACTAGCTTTATTATAGTCGTACGCCACTGCCGCAAAGGTCAAAACGACAATAATCGCTAAGCCTACAAAAAATATTTCTCTCATTACATTTTAGGTTTATTTCGTTCGAACTCGTTGAACACGTTCAATTTATCCGCTAAGATAGATAAAATAATTGTGTCCAGGTTAAAGAGTTCTCTTTTTTCCTGTCTTTTTTCGTTGAAGTTTACCGGGATGCTCTTTTTATCGGCCCAATACTGAATATAATACAGCTTGTCTACGGTTGCGTCGCGGAATCCACGGCTCGATCCTTCGACGTTGTAACTCGCCTGAACGTCCGCTATCGCGTCGCGGAGGTATTTAACCGCCTGAGTGAATTTATGCGTGAACGCTTTAGTAACTATTGGCGTGTAAGCGCCGGGGCATTCTATTTTAAACGCCTTAAAAAACCTCAACACGATAGCGGCGAAAGCTTCGGGCGTGTTAGCTTCCTGAATGTCGAGCCAGTCGAACGCATTGATCTTGTCAACGATGTCGAGGTGGATAATCCCAATATTAAGAAATTCGGCGTTGGTGTCTTCGTGTCTTAAGATCGCTTTTTCTTTTCGGTTTGGAAGTTTAAAGGCGTTGCGTATTTTCGCGGTTAGTCCCATTTTGGCATCGTTTTAAGTTCAAATATAAAGCGCATCAGTAACGCATCGAACCAGTCAGGCGAGCGACCGGTGCGCTTTTTAAATTCTTTTTTGCTTTCAAGCTTAATAACGCCTTCGTCGTCCGCCGGCTCCCGCAGGATTTGCTCTAGGTCGGAGATAATTTGTTTCTTGAAAGCCAAATCGGCTATAAAGATAAGATTATTTTTCAATGCATCACGCAAAAGGAAGGCACATTCTGTCTTTAAATTTTTGTATTGCTTGTTTTTAAGCGGTGCGGAGTTGTTAATAAACGGCTTAGCGGCGTCTAACTTCTTAAGGCTTTCCGCTGTGAATTTCCTTAACCCGTCCGCATCATATACGATGTTGCTGTACGGGACTTGCCACTCTTCGGCGAGCTCTTTTATTCGCGTGCCTATCGCCGTTTCGTCTATCTTGTCGATAGCGATAACTTTGATAACTCGCCAGCCGTGCCAGATCAATATCACGAAAGTATCGGCACCCATGTACGCGATATCGGCGGACATGTATTTCTGTCCGGTCGGTTTTATAAACGAATTCGTGAATAAGTTCAGAATGTCGTCATAATCGATAAGGGTTAACGGGTTGTCGGCATATTCCCAGATCCCGTGAACGAGTCGAGCTATGCTCTTTGGATCGTCCTTGAAGGTTTTTAAAAGGTCTGGGATATAGTTCTTTGGCAAACACTTGTTATCGGTTGGCAGGGCTTGCACGAACTTGCGCCACGACGGTAAGGTGTTTTCCTTATTCGCGAGGTAGTAGTCTTCGTAGACGAAATTCTTTGAGGGGTTGAGCGTAACCAGCAATTTAGCTCTAAGGTTGTACAGGTCGTTTTTCCAGCGCCCGATGGCCGCCTGCAGCATCGATTTAGCTTTAGCGCTAAGCTCTCCCGCCTCTTCGATCCAACCGCGGGTAAACTGCATAGACCCGAAGCGTTCGAATTCCGGATCCGTTGGCAAATAGGCCGCTTCGAGCAGGAATACCTTCGAACCGTTGTACAGCGTGTAAAAGTTATCTTGCCCGTTAAAGCTGTAGTATCTTTCGTCGAGGCCCCAATCAGTTAGGACTTCGGCGATAGTTGGCATTGTAAACTTTCTAAGGTCGTTTAGCTTTTTCCGAGCGATAAAATAGTGAGTTCCTGGATAAATAAGCGCATCGCCGAAGATCAGGGACGCTCCAAGATACGATTTACCATTACCTTTCGAACCCCCGTAAGCGATATCGCTCACTTCGTCGTCGATCCAATACTTCGCGACTTGTTCCTGCTTGTCGTTGCCTCGAGTATTAAACTCGATAACGATCGACTTAGAGGTCGTATTCCTCGTTTGAGCTTTCATCTGAGGCTATTTCGTTTTTTATAATCATTCCCGTAATGACTGGCATTTGTAGTTTTTCGCCGTCGCTTGTGATGTCTATTTTATTGCCGTATTTTCGAGGTTGGCGGCGTGCCAGTATCTTATCAATAGTTTCAATTAGTAGCTTTCTATGGCCTAACATATCCGCCGTCTTAATCGTCACGCCGTTTGGCCCGTCTTCGATAATCTGGCCGGGTAAGGGTGTACGGGCGATCTCGAGAGTTTCCTCAAAAAGAACCTCATCACCCATAGATTGCGCACGCGCGAAACGTTCTTGGAGTTTTTCGTCTCTATCTAACCAACTATACAGCGCATACCTACTCGGAAATCCAGCTGTCCCAATGAATTGGCGTAAAGATACGCCGGCGGAGAGCTTTTGCAAGACTTTTTTGAATAGTTTTTCTTTTTCTTCGATTGAGTACTTCACGGGGTTTGATTTTAAACTTTTTCAAAGATATAAACTATTTCCGAATGTGGGCCGCGTAAACACAAATATTTTTAACTTACACTTTTTAACTTGCATAGCGTCAAGTAGTTACGGCGAAAACGTAAACACGCTTTTATTTGTGTTTACGTTCGTGTTTACCTGTTAAGCCTTGCTGTCAAAGGGCTAAGGGCTAAAAGTAAACACAGAAACACAGAAACAGACGCGGCAACATATTATACGTGCGTATTACGTAAATATACGTTCTATATGTATTATTATTCTTATATATTTAATATATTTATAATTTACCTATATATTGTGTTTACTCTGTTTACATTTGCCCTCCGCCCTTACGGGCTCTGGTGTTGAAACGTAAACACGTTGTGTTTATTTCTGTTTATTTGTGTTTACTTTTTCAATTTGGTACATTTCCATGCCTCAAAACGTAAACACGGCTTTTATTTGTGTTTACGTTTTCGCTTGGTAGTTTTATAGTTTTCGTCGTCATGTGGCATAAAAAAACCGACTCTTTGAGCCGGTTCGGATTAATTGGGTTAATTGCCTTATCTTTTTGATTGCTTTATTACTTCTCGAAGTACTGCCTCTTCGGCGTTGCCGTCCACAACTTGAAGGGCATACTGCATATTGAGTTCGGCTAGGTTACCTTTTAGCTCGTTGATTTCGGCGTCTTTTCCGGTTATTGTGTTTTTCAACCTAGTTATTAAGTCCGGGGCATCGCTGGCGCTGCACTCTGGTGTTTCAGCTTTTCGGCTTAGTCTAATATCGTAGAACCTTAACCCCCTGATTTGCGCCTGGCGCTCAACGGCTCCGGATATTTTGGCCGAGTGTGTTTGAGCCGTGAAGGCAACGATCTCGTAATTTCGGTTAACTTCTAGCGCGGTATGTATCTCGTAAGGGGTAGTAAACGCGGCGCCTCTATCGTCATCTCCGGGCATTCCGCTTACTTCGGTTGAATTCGCCAAGGATTGAATTAGTATTGACTTTCCAGATCCCGCAGGCCCGCTAATATACATAAGACACTTAAGTCTGTTCTCCGGCGTTTCGGGTTCGCCGATACTCGCGTATCCGTTGCGCCAGTCCCATAATAGCGTACCGTCTTGCAACGCCCATACGGTTGTATATGGTGGGCGCATTAGCGGCGCATCAGTTGGTATTTGTTCTCCGAAGTGTTTACGAACTTCGGCTTCCTCTGGCCTCTGTGGGCGGTTGTTTAATGGTTCCATAGTTTACCAGGTTTTAAGAATTTAAAAATGTGTAGTACGCGCGATAGCCCTCGTACGCGGCGCGTATCTGGTTGAACTCGTCAGTGCCACGACGTGTCGAGTATTCCTCTTCCGAGGCGAAAAAGGCGTCCCATGCGTCTATAGTTTTCCACTTGCAGCCTATCTGAATGCCTTCTCCTAAGACAGTCACAGGCCATTTACAATAGATAGGCATGTTTGACAATTTAGCATTTACGGCGCATCTAAGGTCGGCGCATCTAAGGTCGGCGCTGCTAAGGTTGGCGCTGCTAAGGTTGGCGCTGCTAAGGTCGGCGCATCTAAGGTCGGCGCTGCTAAGGTCGGCGCTGCTAAGGTTGGCGCTGCTAAGGTTGGCGCGGCTAAGGTTGGCGCTGCTAAGGTCGGCGCATCTAAGGTCGGCGCTGCTAAGGTTGGCGCGGCTAAGGTTGGCGCTGCTAAGGTTGGCGCTGCTAAGGTCGGCGCCGCTAAGGTCGGCGCCGCTAAGGTCGGCGCGGCTAAGGTTGGCGCTGCTAAGGTTGGCGCTGCTAAGGTCGGCGCCGCTAAGGTCGGCGCCGCTAAGGTCGGCGCCGCTAAGGATCGCATGTTTAAGTGTTTCTTTAATTGTGTTGCCTTCGCATTCGTATTCGAAGATTACGCGGCCTAGCCACGTTTTTATCTGGATCTTAATTTTTGTTGGACTTTCCATTTTTTAGGAGTTTTTAAATTTATAATTATGCTTTTTAGTTATTCGGATCCTTCGGCGTTCAACCGCTTCGCCGCTATTGGCAAGTATGAATGCGGCCACGAGTTCAGGAGTTACGACCGCCCCGGCGTTAAACAGGGTGGTTTTAAATTCCGTAACCGTCATTACACGTTAAGTTTAGCCGCCGTAACGGCGTTAATCAGATTGCCGTTCAAGGCTCTGAGGTCTGCGATAGTTTCCGCCTGTATCGTGCGAGCTTTTAACTGCGCCGCGAGTACTGCGTCTAGTACGGCGTACACGCCTATCCCCCCGACAAGGCTATCGATTACCTTTTTGAAAACTGGATCGGCATTGTATCGCTCTTCGCCGTTTACGAACTTTTCGAGAACATCGGCTAATTGGATCTTTTCCATAATTACGTTATTTAGTTAGTGTATCGCCAACGGCAATATATTTAAGGTCCTGAGAATTGAAGGCGTTGCCGCCTCGTTCGAGTGTGCGCTCGCACCGGTTAATTATAGCGGTCTGGCTAAACACATATCCACCTATCGCGCCAAGCGTTAACAGCGTAACGGCTATGGCTAAATCAGTTAATAGTTTCTTTATGTCCATGGTTCGGAGATTTTAAAGGGTTCAATAGTTTCGTAATTTTTATGAATGCGTAAGAACAGCCTACCCGCTGCGGTGTACTTGTCGTCTCGGCCTAGTGCCTTGGCGCGCGATACCCTCGCGGCCAGCTCGGCGTACTTAGCGAATCGCTGGGCTTTGGTGAACGCCTTGAAAGCGTCGAGGCTCATCACTAACAGTTGCTTAGTTTCGGCGGTCATTAGTTAATTTCAACGATTTCAAACCATCTGCCTCTCCTGATATTTTGGTCAACGGTACAATCTCTTTTCCAAGAATTCCCCGAGTTCTCCGCGTCTTGTTTGGTGGCGTAGGCTTTTTGATTAACTTGATTTATTTCAGTTTCGAAGTTGAATTTTACGAGTGTGTAAGTTGTAGTTTTCATAATTTCTAAGTGTTTTATTTTGATATTCAAAGATACAACTTATTTACGCTCTGTAAAATTATTTTACCATTTTAACAAAACTTTAACATTTACGGCTAATCTACCGAGTTGCGATAACTGGCTATCTTCGCCTTAGTAGCGGCGAGTAAGCTGTCCTGCACCGCGCCCTTCGAGTTCCACGACTTCACGACGCTTTCGTCTTCCGTGCCCTTCACAATGATGCGGTAGATACGCACTTGCTCTTTCTGCCCCGGACGAGCCAGACGTTCATTCCATTGTAGATATAGTTCGAGCGGCCAACACAGGCCATACCACACTTGCACGTTTCCGCCGTGCTGCAAGTTCAACCCGTGACCGCCCGAAGCGGGGTGCATAACCATAACGGGAATCCTACCCGCGTTCCAGTCCTTAATATGCTGGTCGGTCTTAAAGTGCACCGGTTTGTACGCTCGTAACGCATGCATTATACGATCTAGTTCGTGCTTGAAGTTATACGCTATCATAACCGGTGCGCCGTTCGCCGCTTCGATTATCTCCTCCAACGCTTCCAGCTTCTCGCCGTGGACGTTATGGACGTTGCGCTCTTCGTCGTAGATCGCGCCGCCGGCGAACTGCAATAGCTTACCGGATAACGCCGCCGCCGTTGCGACTGATAGCTTTTTAGGGAGAAGGTCCTCGGCCTGTATTATCTCCATTACCTTATCGCGTTCGAACTTCTTATACTTTGCCAGCACAGGCGGCGAGAGGTAAACCGGTACGTCGATATACCGGATAGGCTCTAGGTTAAGATAGTCGGCTTTATTCATAGAGATAACTATATCCTTCAACTGGTTGTGTATTCTAGTTTGTGAGTCCTCAGACGGTATGTACTTACCGAACTGAGAGCCGGGAGGACACACCCGATTAAAGAACCTATCTTTGTAATGCGTTATGAACTTGCCAAGGCGTTGCCCTCGGTCGAGTAGCCAAATTTGAAACCACAAATCTATTAGGCCGTTAGGCGCAGGCGTGCCGGTCATAATTAGCACCCGGTCAAAACACGCCTGTACGGCCTTAAGAGCGATTGATCTTTTACTCTTCGGATTTTTGAAACTTGAACTTTCGTCAATAATTAGCATGTCATACGGCAACATCGAACCTCCGAATTGTCCAATCAACCACGGTAGATTTTCCCGCGAAATTAGATATATGTCCGCCTTTTCGCGCATAGCGGCGAGGCGCTTTTTTTCAGTTCCGATAATAGTCGATACGCGTAAACGCTTCAAGTGTTCCCACCGCGCGACCTCATCGGGCCATGTGGACGATACCACGCGCTTAGGCCCTACGATTAGCACGGTGTTTATGAGTAATTCTCGGTAGATCAATATCTCGGCAGCCGTCAGGGCGCAAATCGTCTTGCCAAGTCCCATGTCCATGAACAACCCACAGAACGGATTTTTGACGATGTGTCGGATAACTGGCGGCTGGTACTTGTATAAGTCTTTTAGTTTTAGCATTTTAATTTAAAATTAGTGAAGGCTTCGCAGGACTCGGAGCAGTCCCCCTCGTGCCCGTCTAGCTCGTCGTTGTAGGTCTCTTCGTTGTACACTTCGTTCTCGTCGTGGTAAAAATCTGTGAAGTTCTCGGCTAGTTTTTCCAAATCTCCTACAGACCTATTACCTCGGTAAAATCTAATGGGTAGGTGGATTAAGACGCCCTTAGCCTCTACTTTTTTTCTACGCACTGGGTTAACATATCCCCCATACAACCTCTCCATCCTGCGGGGAAAGTCGAACCAGTTAGGCAATCGAACCATTAGCGTAAGTAATTTTCTAAGCGTCTTTTTGTGGCAGAATTTGCAGTTGCCCTCGTACCCTTTTAGCCCGAGTCTAAAAGGTCGCGCTCGCCAGTTTTCGTTAACGTCTTTTTTAGTAATGCCACTTATGGCCGGCTCGTAAAAGACGTTGGGATTAGTGAGCCGCGTCCACTCGTCCGCGCGGATCCCAATGGCAAGATGGTAGTCCGTAACGCCTATTGACTTTAAGTAATTTTCTATAGGGCGGGTCTTAAGATCTCGTGTGCAATGATGATTATCCTTGTTGGGGATTCCCAACTTTCGGATTAATGCCTCGAAAGGCGTCTCCTTATCGGTGTCTCTCGCCGCAGTGTAGAAGTCGACAATTCTATGCCGAACGCCTTTTCCATAGCGCGGGTCAATTACCGCCTCAACCCAGACTACCTCACCATAAGTGAGTTCAATGTTATGGACGAATTCTAACGTTCGCTCATCTTCGTGCCCGGTGTTTGCGAAGACACATATTATTTTGCGGAGGGGGTAATTTTTCCTGATCCTTATATACATATCCCCTGACGTCTCACCCCCTGACATACTGACAACTATAGGCTTATCGTCGTCAGGTATTGACTTCATGAGGAAGAACTCTTTTTTAATTGATATGCTCATGGGTGTTTTTCTAAAATTGTTTTCACTTGATCCACGCCGTCAATGACGTACACGGCGAAGCCTAGCCGGCGTAACTTCCCATGTATTAGTTGCTGTATTGGTGACGGCTTTTTTCCGGTACTCTTCAACTCCGCGAAGAAGACAACCCCACCCGGGAGAAGTACAAGGCGGTCGGGGAGGCCGCTTACATACGTGCAAACCATTTTAATAGCCCAGCCTTTGCGCTTGCGCACCATTTCAACTAATAGCCGCTCGATGTCTTTTTCTGATTCTTTAGTTTTCATTTATAAGGTGCGAATCTTCGTATAAAGGCTTCCCCGTGAACGGGCAGAACTTGGCGAATACTAACATGTCCCTATAGCTTTGGGTAAAAGTCTCCTCTCCCTTTTTACCTTTCTTGCCTCTGTACATAGCGCGTAGAGCTAAATGTCTTCCGTCTCCGTTTAGCCAGTAAGTGCCGGCGTTGAATCCAGCTTTAGGATCTCCTGTCTGATCTTGTATTAATTTTTCCGTCGCCTCGATTGCATCCCAATTTTCTGAAATCTTTTTACTGTTAGCCATGTTGTTTTATCTTTTAAGTGAATAATATTTTTGTTTGCCGTACACGCCAAAATTGGCAGTGCTCGATTTGTATTCCCAATTTGGGAATGATTTCATTATATCGTTAATGTCTCGCGTCTTCCATCGGTCCATCGCCTTAGGGTCGTTGCCTAAGCACTCACACCATATTTCAGCTACGCATACCTTGGTTCGAGTTGTACCTTCTTCGAAGTTCTGCGCCGGGTCTTCGAGATACATACGGCGAGCGTCGAGGTCTAATTTAGCCCAGTTCTTAGGCAATAGCTTGTTGAGGTAATACTCAATAACGCCGCGACGTTCGTCAACCTCTGAATGGTTAACCTGCTCCATTCCCGCGATAACTTCGGCGGCGTTCGAGAAATACAGCGTCTCGCCTGCACGATGTAACGCCGTTGCCTCTGACCATATTTGATCTATCTCGCCGTCTAGATCTTTCCAAACATCTTTAACGATGTCGTCGGGGTTCACGTCGATAGGCGCGAAACGCCTGTTGCCCGTTGGGTCTGTGAAAAGTTCTCTCTTATTCGACGTGGCAATGAAAATGTTTTGTCTTGGGTAGTCCTCAGGGCTTCGACCGTATGCGGGGCGAAACGTGTCAACCCGTTTAGATATGAAATGTTTAACCGTCTCTTGGTCCGCTTTCCGGAATCCAGCCATTTCGGCTATTTCAATAAGCCAAGCCCCCTGCAGTTGCTCGAACGCCTCTTTGCCGTGAACAGTGGTAAACGTGTCGCTGTACCAGCCTTTACCCAGCTTGTCAACAAATGAACTCTTCTTTGTGCCTTGTGCGCCTATTATCGTGAGCACTAGATCAAATTTACACCCGGGGTTGAAGATGCGTGCAACCGCCGCAACTAATGGTTTGCGAATTGACTCCCGGGTATATGCGTTATCGGGTGCGCCGAAATAATCGTGGAGCAGGTAGTCGATTCTTTTCTTTCCGTCCCACTTTAGCCCGTTGAGATAGTCCTTAATAGGGTGGAAAGAATCTCGCTCGAATACCATCGCCAGCGCGTCGTCTATTTTCTGAACTCCGGTAACGCCGTAACACGATTCTATATAATTTCGAACGCCCGAATAATCTACGTTTTTAATCGGTTCGGGCTTTGGTATCTTTCGCCAAGGCAGCGTACGAAACACGTATCTTTTATTGTCGAACAGATTTTGTTTGAAACTATTTTTTAACCTAGAATCGTTTTTCAATATTAGATTTATGTTGTTCGAACTGCTGAGGTAGTTTCCTTTGTTGTCGGCTTCGAGCTCTTCCATCCATTCGAAGTCCTCGCCGTCGCCTTCCACGTTCTCGGGCAGTTCTTCGTAATCCTGATAATCTTCGTCAAAGTCGTACTTGGCGTTCTCGCGGTTTTCCTTTGCGAGTGTTGCTTTAACGCCTTTATTCTTTAGACACAGCTCTTCCATAGCGGCGAAGCTCTTAGGCTTTTGCCCCGACTGCGTCTCACCGTCCAAGTGACCGAACTTGTGTAACCGCACAAGATCGAAGGCGTTCGACGTCTTTCCGCTGCATGGGTCGGTCCCGTGATGGGAATAAGCGAAAGTGTCATCATAGACGATAAGCCCGGCGGCGGTCGATCCCTGTGTATAGGTGTATCGGTCTTCGTGGTCGGTGGCGATATACTGCTCAGATAGGAACTTTTCCAGTACCTCAACTATTGAGTAGGTGCGGCAAAAAGCCCCTACGACGCCCGACTTTTCGCGCGGGTCGGCTTGCTTCGCCACGTCGCCGTTAATGCTCTTAAGCGTTGCGCCTGACGTCGGCCAAAGGCTTGTATCTTTCCAGTCGATGTACGCGTTCAGTATTTCGTCAGCGTCCAACCATTCCCCGTCTTGGACCTGCATATAATATTCTACATCTTTCGGCGTTGAAGGCCAAAACATAAGGCGGTTAACTTCGAAGGTCGTGGCGTCGAACAATTCAATGTCTAGCGTGCCGGCAACGTGTCGAGAGATCGCGCCGTATTCGTCGCTCGTAACCTCGCGGTTAAGCGGCATTAACAGACGATAGCGCGGGTTGGCTTTCGAGTGTTTGTGCGAGGCGTGTAGGATTGCGGCGTTCGAGTATTGCAGCGTGAAGTCGTCCCAAAAATGATAATGCGAGAAATCGATATCTAGCGTTAAAAGTTGGCGGTGCCCCACATTTTTAGGGCTTCGTTTCCCGTCTCTAAGATACCCACCAACATACCCGCCTACGTCTTTGATTACACCCTGTTCGGCTTTCGACGATGCTATGAATTCTTTGTAGGTTTCCCCCGTTACAACTACATCGGATATCCTTTGGACAAACTGACTGAACAGAATCGTTTTGTTTTTCCATTTAAGCGTACCAGCCGAGCGGCCTACTGCGATTGTTAATTTACCGTCGTTTTTCATTTTAGTATAGGTACTTGGTTGGTAATGTGTTGACGGTATAAAATGCGCCAGGGTGTAAATTTTTCAGTTTTTCTACAACTTCCTTGGCTCTAGTTTCACAGCCGCAAGTTCTATCGTACACGTTGTTTCCTTGATAATTTATATAAAATACATAGTAGCGCATAATATTAGTCTTTTTTATAATAGTTAGTTGAAAAGCCCTCAGCAGGTAATGACAAGCCTTTAGCCCAGGGGACGGGCTTCGCGAGAATATCGCAAAGCTGCGAGAGAACAAAGTCGACGCTTAGGTTCTCCACCTCTGCTATAACCTCGTCATGAACATGCCCGACGATTGGAAAGCCTGCTTTGTCGGCTCTTCGCATTCCAAGGGCTAAGATGTCACGGGCTATGGCTTGTATGATGTTCTCCGAAATCTTGCCGCCGTAAGTGTCAACCCAACCCCATTTCTTAGTATCAGGATTTACACCCATATACTTAATACTGGGGTTGCCCCATCGGTTCGTCGTGAGCATCGCGTCGCGATATATCAGTTTGCGCCCCGACGGTAATTGGACCGTTAAACATTTATGTTCAAAGTTGAATATTAATCCTTTATTTGAGGCCTGCGGCTGTTTGGTTTTAATCGCTCGAATCGCGGCGCGTTCGAAGTCGTACCACATTTTCACGATGTTTGGACTCTCCGCCCGCCAAACCTTTATAATTTCTTTTATTTGAGCGTCGGTCTCGGTTATGTCGTCGCCAGCCATTTGTCGGTATGCCCCAACGGATCCGCCGAAGCCAAGCGCGAGCTCTGCGATCTTGCCCTTATCTCGGTACGCCGAGCCCTTAGTCACTTGTTCGATTGGCACCTTGAATATCTTAGAGGCCGAGATCTCATAAATGTTCCCTTTGCCCGCGAAAACCTCTTCGCGCCACTTCTCGGAAGCAAGCCACGCGGTTATACGCCCCTCGATTGCGGAGTAATCCGCGACTACGAACGTATGCCCCAATTCCGCAATTAACGTTGTACGTATGAGTTCAGACAACACTTTAGAAATATTGCTAAACATCATAACTAGGCCGTCGTAGTCGTTGGCTTTCACCATGTCACGGGCGAGGTTTAGGAGTTTCATCTTGTTACGTGGTAAGTTCTGCAGCTGCACCGCGCGACCCGCCCAACGGCCTGTACGCCCTGCACCGTAGAACTGTAAAAGTCCGTGCGCCCGGTCGGTGCTTAGCGCATAGTTTGCCATAGCTGTAAACTTTTTCGTTGAGGTCTTAGATCCCAATTGTCGTAGTTTCAAGACCTCCACCGCCGCCCCTGCCCGATGCTTTTTTATTAAGGACTCAACGGTCTTTTTCGCGAGTGACGTTATAGGTTGGCGCAATTCGTCTGTTAGCCATTTTTTAAGCTGGGCGGGGCTGTTCGGATTTACGAGTCCAGTCTTTTCTTTCAGTTGTTCGATTATTTCGGCTTTGAAAAGGTCGTCAATTATAACGGCGTTGGCGGCCATGAGCGTATCAACTTTAATGCCTTTATCGTTTATTTTCTGATCTAAAATATAGTTTTCTTTTTCTACTTCGGGAAACTCGAAACATTCGTTTTCGTCTTGTACGGCCATTTCGGCCACAACGTCCTGGCCGCAATAGTATTTGTATCGTTCCCACTTTTCAGGGTTGTGTTTCGGTAAATTTCTACATCGGAAGTCGTTCGACTTTACCGGCTTAACTGGGCAAGAAAAGTAACGGATAAGCGCCGAGCCTTCGGCACTCTTCGCCTGTTCGCCCAAGTCCAAGACAGTTGATAAGACAGCCAAGGCCATAGGCAGGCCGCAATATGAAGCCTTAACGGCGGAGCAGTGCCAGTGCCACGCGGGTATATCGTGACCAATAGCGCGAAACGCTAAGCGTTCGAACGTTGCATTATGCGCGTGCTTTTCGACTAATGGGTCGTGTAATGCTTTTAAGAATTTTTCGGGTATTTTTTCGCCGTTGAGTAGATCGACTATTTTAATTAAGCCTTTCACGCCGTTAATCTTGAAACAATAGGCCAGTATAACTATTTCAAAGTCAGCGCTTTCCATGTACTTATAAGCCCCGCATGTCTTAATATTGACGCTTGAAAAAGTTTCAACGTCCATGTGTAATTCAATTGCCATATTGTTAGTTTGAGAGGGTTGGAGTTGCACGTCGTCGGGGATTCGAACCCCGCCTACTTCCGATAACTCTCCCTTAGAGTTACGACGTTTCAGATATATAATTAACTCGCGTATATCAGGCGATAGTTTGAGGGCTAAATCTTAACTGACGTTTAGCCGTATGTCAGGCGCGATTTTTATACTGGGCTCGGCGTGCAGTCTGTGAGCATCATCGCCACTACGCGGTATGTTACTCAAATGAAAGGGAACTTTCCCCTAGAGGGCGTGCGGGATTCGAACCCGCGTCCTGCCGAGTTAACGGCCCGTCTGCCTCTGAATTAACACCCTGCCGTCTTTTTAAAGATCGTCGTACTCTTCGTCCTCGTCTTCAAATTCATAATCGTCGCCGAAGGCGTCGTTTATATCCACCTGACCGCCACCTAAGCGAGGCCCTCCCGATATGAATTGGACAGCTTCAAGGCCTGCTGTAATTCCTTTCGATTCGTCGCCCCAATAATAGTAGAACTTCAAATTAACTCGAGCGTAACACCCGCTATATATCTTTTCGGGATTTGTGATCTCTTCCTTGTCCCTGTCAACTATAGGGGGTTTACGATACGACCACACATTCATATAGAACTTACCTTCGTACTCCTCTTCGTCTTTTTCTTCGTCTCCGTCGCGTAACGTATTTGTGATAGCTTTTTTAGGGGGTTTACCTGCGTACTTTTCCGCGATCATCTGTTTTTCTACGGCCTTTATCGCGGCTCTTATTTTGGCTACGGTCTCCTTATCTTTCTTGTCGATAAGAAGCAGGCATTTGTACTTTCCGCGCTCGGTGGGCTTTTTTGGATCGATGTAAGGCTCAAACAAGCTTACATAACTCAACATCACTTTTCCGGTTGTTACATTCACCGGGCTTTTCTCTTTAGTTGCCATTGTTTTCTAAGGTTTTAAAATTATTAGTGTTTAATTCTGGGTCAATTTTTGCCATTTGTATTGAAAAAACCGCTTTGGCAAAGTCGGCTAATCGGTCGTCGTTCGCGAAAACTTCGTCGCGGGTGCCTCGGCTTTCAAAGCTGAACGGTGCAACGAGTTGCACGGGCTTTGCCTCTGAGTCGTACCCGTAGACGCACATTTCTAAATGACTGTCGTCGCGGGTGTGCACGACCGCCTGTGCGCTGTCAGGAAGGTTAATTAATTTTACCCTCAAGGGTAAGTTAGCCCTCAAAAAAGCTTTGTGAAATTCGCTTTCACAGCTGGTAGGCGTAACACCTGCAAAGGCTATAACTTTTCTTTTTTTACTCATTTTTACAAATTTTATAAGTCGTATTCGTCTTCGTAATCTACAAACTCCTCAGCAAACGCCGCTGAAACTTTAGACTTTCCTATCTCTTCGCGTTTGTCGCTCTCAACTACTAGAGTCGGCGCGCCCTCTGGCTTTGTGAGAAGTGGATCCAACACCGCGGTAAATTCTTTTTTACCGAGTAGTTTTTCCAGATCTCCTAAGCCCTTAAGCTCGAAGTTCATGTATTGCGAAGCGCTGAAAAGATTCTCCTCTAATACTTCGATTACAGCCGTTTCGCTTGTGAATTGTCGAGTGCTCCTACCCTCTACCAGCTTATAACCTTCCCACTTCTTGCCGCTAACCGCTTCTTTTAAAACGGTGGATTTCACGTCATCGCACCATTTTTTAATAAAGTCCGCCGATTCATAGGCGTTAAGTAGCTCGGCGTCGTCTAGCATTCTAGGGTCGTTCAGGATTTCAAAGTCTTGTTTCGCAATTGAGAGGCCTAAGTCGTACAACGTGCGACAACGCGCTCTAGCTTTACAGAACTGGCACCAATCACCCGCTATGGCTTTCGCCTCTGGATTTTCAGTCTCTAGGGCTTTCGGCCTTAGTACGTCTTCGCCCCATTTGATAAGAGCGTCGGCAGGGATTACCCACGTATCAATATTCGATAATCTTGGTTGAACGATTGTAAGCTTAACCACCTTTACAGCGGCCCGCTGTGCGGGTGTTAGTGTTTCCAGCGCGCCTAGCGCATAATATTTAAGCTGTGGGTTGTGCTTTGCTTTTATCTCTTTGCCCTTCCCGAATTTCAAGTCAATCACTTCTAAAAAGACGTCGTGCAGTATCGCGCAATCGCTTGTACCAAAACTATCTTTTACGTATTTTTCTAGGCTGAATTTTTGTTCTATAAAGATTTTCGCTTTTGAATCAATCCTTTTCGCCTCGGTAAATTGTTCTTTGACGTATGTCGGATAAGGCATGACCTCCTCTTGAATTTCATGATAATAAAGCGGGTGCTTTTTCAATTCGTCAATTTGTTGGCGATACTCAGGCATTGCCATAATCCGCAAATCAACTTTTATCATTCGCTCGGCGAACTCATGTGCGAGCGTACCCTCTTCTGCGTAAGAGCTTGTTTCCTCTGGGTATCCTTCCTCTAATGTCGGAGAGGCGGGGCAGTTGATCCAGCGATCAGACCCCGAGGCACTCAGCCGGGCGTGTGCCCGCGCCGAGTGTTTGACCTTGGTGTCCACTGGCTATTTCAGACTAGTTAAGAACTGATGCATCGCTGCGTAGTGCTTCTCCGGTAAGTTTGCCCAGCCTTTAACGTTGTACTTGGCAAGCTTCGCGATAATCGAGTCTTTGTGCTTGCCTATTTTCTTCGCGGACAATTCGCGGAGATCGTCCTCAGTGATGTCTGCCTCTTCGGCCTCTTCGGCCTCTTCCTCGAAATCTTCCGAGTTATCGGCGTCTTCGTCTTCTTCCTCCGGCTCGGGTTCTGGGGTCGGTTTGGCTTTGGCGCGCGAGGGTCTAGGGGCGGCGGCCTTCTTAGGCGCTGCGACTTCTTCGGCGTCTACGACTTCGATGTCTTTCACATTTTTAACGCCTAATAGCGAGTTTGTAAGTGCGGCAACGGCTGCTACTACTGCGTTGTCTTCGCTTTCGAATTCTAATTTAATTGTGCTCATAATTTTAATTTATTGATGTTTAATTATTAATTCAGTTAAAGAGGAAAGATATACAGAAAGTTCCACACTTGGAGGGTGCTGTACCGTTTCTATAAAAGTTAACCCGTCTTTCGATATAGACGTGGTCATGGTGACAAGATCTAACTCCGCGAAGTAGTTGTATGCTCGCATCTGAATAACGCGCTTAGCTTGTCCAGACGGTACGCTCAACGACCATTCAACGTCATCAAACAACATTCCCACCGGAACGCCTACGATCTCGGATAACTTAACGATCTGTTCGGTGTTAAGGCTAAGACGGCCAGCTATTACAGCGGCGAGGCTTCGGTCCGGATGCTTCAACTCTGGGAAGAGTACCACAGATAAATCCTTTTTGTTCAACTTCGCTAAATCTATTATTCGGCCTAGTGGTATTGTTTTCATTTCTCATTGTTTTGTTTAGCAAATATACAACTAGTTTTCAAACGTGCAAATTATTTTCATTAAAAATTTATGTTTATTTTCTGTTTACGTGTTTATGTATTGTAAATTAAGAAGTTAAGCGTTAAAAAGTAAACAGAAACACAATAAACACGTTTTTCCCTATAGTATATACGGGTATTATGCGTTTTTACGTTTTTTACATACTAATATTCTTATATATCTATTATCCTTATAATTCTGTGTATATTTATGTTTACTTTGTTTATTTACCCGTCAGGCTTTTACAGCGTTTCCTTTGTACGTCGTACACGTTTTTAAAATTTGTGTTTATTTCTGTTTACGGCGTAAAATTAAGGGCGTAAAAAAGCCCCGGCGTTTGGCAGGGGCTTAGTTTTTAAAGTAGTTTTTCTTTCTAGTATCTACAGATATTAGTCTGATTTCCGAATAAAAACTTTTGAATTTTGTAGAATAATGTTTTAATAGCTTAGGAATTTTAAAGGTTGTTTTTAGATAAAAATATATAAACAAAAACAATGCCAGAATGAAAAACAGGCCTAAAAATAAAACCGTGTTGCCTGATCTGTAGACTATTTTAACCTTTTCAATAGTGTATGTGGTGTGAACGCGCGTCTTTTCTTTTATGAGTAGATACTTTTCGGTAGTCTTGCGCTTTTCGGCTTTTACGACGGCATTCTGGTACGACTTACCGCCTATAATCATGGGCTTTAATGGGTCAGACGGCGTATAAGTGAAGGAACTACCAAAGACGACCTTTTCGCCCATTGAGTAGCTGCTATTTATGTTTATGTCGGTGGATCCACTTCCACTAGTACTGCGGTCAGTCTTTCGAGTTCCACAGCCGTACACGGCGAAAAGAAGCAACAACACAACTGCCAGACAAAAAGAAACTAATAAGCTTTTCATGGTTCGCGGTGTTTAAGCTCTGCAGCGGTTAACTTTTTATCGTACCCTTTAATCCAATAATTCTTACCGTTGTAGTAGTAGGCTATTTTTTTAGTATCCCAGAACAAAACGGCGCAAAATAGGCGTTTATCAGTTTCAATGAATTTCAGTCCTAACCACAACTGATTGGCCTCGGAATCCTTGGCGAAATCCCACATTTGATTTACAGACTTGAAGCCTAAGCGCTTCCAGTGTTCACCCATTACCTGCATACGCCCGATAGACGTGCTTTCCATTGCGGCGGTTGGGTTCTTCGCGTAAGCGTCGTTAAACGCTTGCCACTCCTTCGCCTGGCGTTCGACTTTGTTCTGAGACCAAAGTCCAGAAATTAATCGGCTTATTCGCTTAAAATAACTTGGCTCAAACTGGATTATTATTTTACTCGTGGCAGGGTCGAAGCCTATTCCGCTGCTCTCCACTTCGTCAATAGCTCGAACTTTCGATACCGAGATTTCGAACTCTTTGGCTAAATTTCTATATTGGTTTTCTGATATCATATATCTATTTATTTGTAAAAAGCCACAGAAAAAAGCCAATTATGGCCGTTATCAAGCCCTTCGCGACGAATTTAACGTTATCCATGTTATCGTCTATTAATAGTTGCTTTGCTTCCAACTTGTCGACTTTTGCCTCTAGGGTTTCGAGGAGGTGAATAACTCCTTTTTTACCGTTTAGTTCTGTTCCGGTTAGTAGATTTCGAATGTCCTTAGTAACTTCTTTAACGTCTACCATGTCGGTCTTATAGACTTTGAAATGGTTCTCTAAGCGGTCAACTTTTTCTTCTAGTAATGGCATAGTGGTTACATTTATTCAAAAATACAAAAAATATTCCCGTTAAATTAATAACGGGAATATTTAATTTTATTTAGCGGTGCTATCTTTAGCGGCCCCGAATCCTATCGCAGTGGCAATAGTGGCAATAGCCGTTCCAACTTCCGTAGTAATCCAACCCATAGCGGTCGCAATCCCAATACCCGCTACGATTAAAGCGGCTAAATTTGTTTTCCAATTTTTCATAATCTATTTATTTTTAAAGTTTCTAATTATTAATGTGCCACCCATACTGATCCGTTATAAAAAACAGGGGTTACAATAGAGCCTCCTCCAACTATTGTTACTAAGTACGATGGAGCCAAAGCGTCTGAAACAGTGGCATAAGTTCCAGAAACAACTCCTGTAGTAGGCAGCGTTGCAACTGTGTAAACATTTGTTTTATAAAATGTTGCGGTTATATTTGTATTTGCAGTCCATCCTGGAGTAACAGCCCCACTAGTATAAAAAGTAATACCCCCGTCATTCGGTGCATAAAATCCTTTATTTGTAGAGTGTAACTCTATATTTCCACTTGTTTTTAAATTCGGAACTTCGACTAAACCAGTAAAAACAGCTCCATTTAAATTCGATTTTAAAACTAAAGCATCAAAAACAGAGTTTTGGCTTGGTGCAATTGTAGTAACTGCATCTATAATAGCATCGGTTACAAAATTAGCAGTTGTTACTTTCTCAACAACTCCGGTACTCGTATTCCTTGTTAAAATATCGTATGTTCCTGCGCTTGTTGTTGGGGCTGTTGATAGTTTTAAAGATGTTCCAAGAATTGAGCCGTTTACTTGTAATTTATCTGTTGCATTATCAGTTGTAGTGCCTATTAATGCATTATTAGTGGAATAATTAATAGTGAAAGCTTCGGATGGAATAGATTCGTTATATACTGAATAATCATTTCTTGTATTTCTAACCCCAACTGACCAATTATAAGTAGTCCCTGTTTTAAAATAGAATCTTGATAAATTAGAAGTTGCATTTCGTGTCATCGCAAAACCAGCATTACCAGTTGTGCGAACTTCTAAATTTTCAGAAGGCGCTGTAGAATTATTCCCAATTCCTATATTGGTTCCATTATCTGTGATGGTACTGTTTGCAATTTGTCCGCCTGTAGTAGATTTTAATACCAAATTAGAAGTAAGTGTAGGTATTTTTAAAGCTGTTGCTGAAATACTACCATTTACTTGCAACTGGTCTATTGCATTGTCTGTTGTAGTATTAATTAATACACGTCCACTAACTGGCATCATTAGCCTAGTTGTACCGTCTGGTGTTTTAAACCTAGTTGACCAATCAGAATTAAATTCTAAACGTTCTTTTTTTACTAACACTCCTAAATAATCCCCTTCTTGAATTAATGCCAATCGTGTCGGCGCTACTAATGGATATGATGGATAGTAAGGTAATGACGCTGCTAAAAATACACTGTTAGCAAACGCAGTTCCTACGGCTCCGTTTTGATAGCCAATAGCCCCCATTTCACCGTCAGTATTAGATAAAAACCTTATCGCAGATGGAACTTCAGAAAGTACGCCTAAATAAGTACTTTTATTCTGAATGGCTAAAACATTAGCGTCGTAAAGATGAGACCCTCCTCCGTACGCTGTTGTATTAACTATTAACGCCTCTCCCGTTGTATTCTCGACTCTTAAGCCTCCTTTTATAGACGTTCCTGCATTAAAACTGTCTGATGGATGCCCTATAATATAAGAGCCTGGGCTCCCTATTCCAGTTTGCGACCCTGCAAATGTCTTGTTACCGGGTATTGTTTCTGTTCCTGTTTTGTGAACCACATCAATGTCATTAGCCTTATTCACATTCAAATAATCCAAGGCGTTCGTAGTGGTTGTTCCCGTAACCGTACTTCGATTTAAGACTGAGTTAGTATCAAAAGTTACTGGAACATCATAATAAGAATTGTATAAGTTACCGTACATAATTTGCATAACTATAGAACTCCCACCTGTTCCGACTTTTTCGGCTGAAACGTGATATCTAAAACGTTGGCCGGCTGTAACCGATAAAGGCGCGGTTACGTTTCCAGTTATATTAATATTCGTTAAGTTACCAGCGACTAAGTTAATCAAACCACTATCCAGTATTGCCACAACTGTAACTCCTAATCCCCCAACTGGCGCGCCCGGTATCCCAGAATTTAGAGGCGTTCCGTTCGTGTCGCATAGGTATAACTCAACCGTATAACGTTGCTGCTGCGCGGACGGGTCCGCGTCAATCATTGTAGTTAATTGGCCTGAGAAACTTCCAGACGGTACTGTTAAATTGAGAGGTTGCGCAATTGAAATTAAGTCTTGTGCGAAATACTGTTTAACATTATCGTCATTTGTAACGCCCTGAATAGCACTAGTTGCCGTGCCTTTGCCGGTTCCGTTAGTCAGATAATATGTCCCAGTTGGTAAAGTAACTGGGTCGGCTGTAAAATATATCCTATTAGTTATTCCAGCCGTTGTAGTTACGAAGTTGCCGATAGCAAAGTCGATCCCCTGTAAATGCCCTTTTATGTTTGGCGCCAAAGGCACATAATTAGATACTGGGGGCGTCACATCTATAGATATGTTTTCCCCTAAAATTTTACCTTGCACGCCGTTAGCCTCGGTCGTGGTTATATGTGTTGAAGTTGTTACGGTTGGTTGCCCGCCGGTTATCTGAACGCCCGCGTCAAACTCCGCCTGCCCGTAAAATACGGTGCAGCTAAAAAGAGCCAATAAAATTATTATTTTTTTCATTTGTTTTAGTTTTAGAAAGTTATGTATATTTTTTTACCTGCTGCGAGTGTTGCCCCTGCAATGGTTATAGTCGTGCCGTCTTGGTCCCATTCCCCAGTCGGGTAATCGTCGGTAATCTTATATCTAACACCTCGATCAATAAATAAGCTCTTAGCGAATGCGCCTATAGGTAATTCGAAAACGTTGGTAATTCCATCGGACACGAATAAAACGGGCTCGACTCCCCCATCAATTAGGGTATAATTTGCTGCATCTTGTGGATCCCCGCCGTTAAACCTGGCATTTTCAAACACGCCGCTAACGGTTGAATACCGGTGCGCTATATCTCCTGCTTCGATGTTCAGCATGTCCTCGTTTCCCGCGCCTTTGAACTTCAAGCCGAACACTTCGTACAGTGGAACTATGCTAAAGTTGGCCGCATCTACAAGCTCGTTAAGCTTGTCTTTTATCGCGTTGGTTTCGTCGGCGGAAAGCTTATTATACAGATATATAGTAGCGCCAAGAACTCTCTCCTTGGTGCCGTCAGGCTTCGCGTCTATGAATTCGTAATACTGAATCATACCTTGTCAATTTGGAAAGATGAGTAAGGCCTAAATTCGTCTGTAGGCGTTTCGTTTAATATCGCTAATACCTTTTTAGCTTCCAGAAATTGCGACGTAACCGCATCGCTAAGCGACATTATGGTCGTATTTTTTTCAGCTTTGCCAGGGTTCGACCAATTAGGTTGATTAATTGCTTTAAGCCCTGCGTTGGTGTGGGTATAAACCTCACCGGCGAAATAGGCTGCAATGTTAAGGGCTACGAAAAGGCGGAAACCCATAAAAGCGTCGTTTGCTGAATCAACCACGTCGCCGCTGAATATCTTAGTGCTTAGCGAAAAGCCGAACATTTCTAAAAAGATGACGTTTTTAACGTGTTTTGTAACCGTGTCGATCTTGCTCTGATTGAGCGAGTCGGTCACGGGGTAGAACTGTTGAATTTCAGCTAAAAGAATAGTGTCTATAGGTGTTGGCATGATGTCTCAGTTTACGATTATTTTGTCCGTTGTCGGTGGCTCGGTCGCCGGTACGGGAGTCCCTAAAAGCTCATCGGCCTTCACGTCGTCGAATCCATAGATATATTTCAATATCGCTATTGCGCTTTCTCGAGACGTTGCGCCCGTGGTGTATGATTTCTGAACCTCCAAAAGGGCAGTTACACCCCCAACGCTTCCGCGTAAAGTCGCTTGCGCGTCGAGTGTCGCCTGGTCTACCGTATTGTCTTCGGTTTCTTGGTCTTTTTCGGCCTCGTCGACTATTTGAATTGATATCCCTATTTCGGTAAATGCTTCCTCAATTCGCAAAGCTTCGAAGTAACATACCTCTTCCCATATTTCAAGCGCGGCGCGATATGCCTCCCCGCTGTTACCGAATAGGCCTGCGTCTGGATTGGCTAATATCTGAGGAAAGCAATAAGCGGCATTACATATCTTTTTGCTCGCCTTGTCGTCCACCGTGTTAAACTGGTTAACGTCTATATTGTTTCCAACCTCAACTTTATGAAAAATTTTATCTAAATCTTTTTCGGTGTCAACTGTTAAAATATGATTTGTGCCTGTTTTCTTTGTTGATTTGGATTGCTTCAACGCGTTAAGCACTCGGTCGGTGTTGGAAACTTTTTTGGTTTCGCCGGTAATGGTGTCGGCCTCTTCGGTTGTTTCGGCTGCTTTGGCCATTATAAAGATATTGTTTCCAAATAAAGCGTTGTCCGCCGCTGAGGTTACGTGCGTTGGCGCGTCGTCCTCGATACCCATCCATTTAAAAACGGGAACAAATACGCTGAGTTCGTACTCAGACGTGGTGTTGTTTGATTGATAAATTTGGCCGTTAAATTTGCCAAATCCGCCCGCTTTTGTAACTTGTTTTCCGACAATAATTTTATCGCTGTTGAACGCAGGGAAAATCTTATCAGTTCTAGTGTTTAGGTATTGCGAGATCGCTCCGATGTCGTCCTGCTCTTTAGGTTGATAGTTTTTGTCAGGCCTAAAATGCACCTGTTTTACTTTATAATCGGAATCGAATTCAACCCACAAAGTGAAGAAGCCGTATTTTATTTTTTCGTCGACTATGAGGTTCCAAAGTTTCGCATATTCAGGCTTCAAATTTGGCAGCCTGCAATACTTTTTAAACATCAATACAGCCATTGAGGCCGTAGGGCTGTTGCGTATAGCCTCGTCCATTTCTTTAAAATAGTTTCCTTCTTTCAGAATTTTAATGAAATCCTTTTTCTCGAAAACCGGCTTATTAATTGTGGTAAGTTGCATAAGGTGAGTTTAAAAAAAGCCTATCGATAAATAGGCTTTTGTTTATTTTTCGATCTGATTCTAAACTAAATCTTCGTCGGTTTTTTTAGCTTTGGCCGCTTTTGCGTCCGCTGCTTTTTTAGCCGCTCCGAATAATTGCTTAACTGGTTTGGCGTCTTCGATCTCTTCTTCGATCTCTTCTTCGATCTCTTCTTCGATCTCTTCGACTTCCGCCAAAATGGCCTCGATCTTGTCCTCTTGGATATAGTCGAATGCGCCTGGCGATACTTTCGCAACCGCTAAGGCTAGTTCTAATTTATCTTTGATTTGGGCCTCGGTGTCTTTCGGGTGGATTGGGTACAAGACGCCAGTTTCCCCGGATTCTTTTTTGAAGTTTACCGCGCCTCGGCGAAGCAAAAATAATTCTGTTTTTTTCATAGTCAAAAATGATTTATAGATTGCGTCCAGATCCGTAGGTCTCCCGCAACAAGGTTTTTGATTTTCGATAAACCGCCGCGCATCTGGCGGCAGTCTATTAAATTCTTCGGCGGTCATGCCTTACGGTATTACTACCACTT